ATCAACCATCCGGAGCTCTACATCCGCTATGCCCAGGGGATAGCGCGCCTGACCCAGCACCACCTGCAAGCTCGTGCGCCAGTCTTCCGGGAGGTGCACACGACTCTACTATGGGGACCGACGGGGACGGGCAAAACCCACCGTGTGAAGATGACCATCCTCCCGGAGAACTTGTACACCGCCCAGACAGGCCGCGACCCATTCTCGGACTACGCCGGTCAGAGCAGTCTTCTCATCGACGAGTTCGACTACCACGACTGGGATCTGAAGAAGATGAACCTCTACCTCGACAAGTGGTCGCCCACCGTAGATTCCCGGTACACGAACAAGCTAGGGATGTGGACCTCAGTCTTCATTATAGCAAACTCCGACCCGCTGGACTGGTACCCGGCGGCTCTACCCCACGAGAAGGCCGCCTTTCTCCGCAGGATATCGGAGCCCATGGGGCGCATCATATTCGTGGCGGACCAGGCCCAGGCGGTGGACCTCTTCTGGTGGATACCACCGACAGCTCCGGCAGCGCCTCCAGCAGCGGCAGCGGCAGCGATTCCGACGCCCCCGACTCCCCCACTAGCTGCCCAGGAGCCGACTGGGGCTGGTGCCAGTACTGCTCCAGCCCTTGCAAGGACGGACTCGGGTTTCCTCCCGGACTTACTTGACGACACGAACTGGAGTCCTGACTAAACAAACAAAACAACAACACAACACATGCCATCAAGGCGCAGGCGTTATCGCCGTAAATCCAGAGTTAGGCGACGTTCTTATCGCCGTAAGTCTCGTTTTCGTCGTCGTCGTCGTGCCTCTAAAGGACTTCTCATGAAGAGGGTTCAAATACCTCTGAGGTATAACATGGCAACTGGCGGCAGCTACAATGGCATAGCTCGCGTCTCTCTAGACGAGATAGAGAACTATGCTGAGATAGCACCACTCTTCCAGTTCATCAAGTTCGTCAAGATTGTAATGAGGGTTACCTGGACGAACGCTGGGGGAGGATCAGGCCGCACGAACACCCTAGACTCTCTCGGCACTACAGTTGTAGGAACGACTACAGGCATCAACTGTCCCATCATCCGCATCTACCGCACTCCTGTCACCGAGAACTTTGCTCTTACTGCTTCACAGATCGACGAGATGCGTTCTACCAAAAAGTTCTACATGCAGCCAGGCAAATCCGTTGTCATAGTATCCAAGGGCCTACAGGTCATCAACGAGATTACTGCCAACGCAACAGGAGCCGCCGTAACATCCTTCGCCGGCATGCGCTGCCCCTGGCTAAACACTTCTCTGCCCACTACACATGTCTGGGGCAAGGCCTTCCTGATCACATCTGAGCAGACCAACAGCATCAACGACTGCGATTACACAATCACTGTTCACCGCGACGTGTATTTCCGCGTCAAAGGATTAAAATAAAACGCTGATTTTTGCAAAGAACCCATGTAACACAAGCGAACGTTTTTTGACCCGGAGCGAAGCGGAGGGGCTCAAAAATCAGCAGGCTATTCAAGGAACTAGCATCTTTTCGAAAAGGAGGGGGGCAGCGTACGCGCTCGAACATCCCCCCTCCTCACTAGGTTGCCAAGGCTAGTATTACCCTTGGCAACCTCCGTCCAAACTCAGCTGTCCAAACTCAGATTCTTGAACCGACCGACTCGAGCCAACCGACATTACGTCAAATTATTACGTCAGCCCATTTTTTAATTTTAGTCCACAAATCACCTTTCACACGACTACTATGGGAACAAGGACTGACCGTTGGACTTGGACGATTAACAACCCGGGTACCTTTGTACCGCGCTGGGACCCCATCGACATGCACTACATGGTCTTCCAGATGGAGCGCGGCGCCGACGGTACTCTCCATTGGCAGGGCTACACGCGCTTCAAAGCCCGAAAAGTCTTGTCTACTGCCAAGCACTACCTCTGCGACGCCGCGCACTTAGCGCCATCAGAGGGGACGGAGGAGCACAACCGGACCTACTGTACTAAAGCCGATACCCGCGAGCCAGGACACGAACCGCACGAGTTCGGGACTTATGACGGTACTAAGGGCGCTAAGGGTAAGCGCAATGACTTAACACCACTCGTTACTGCGGTACAGGCGGGTGCGACGGAGCGCCAGATTGCGATCAACCATCCGGAGCTCTACATCCGCTATGCCCAGGGGATAGCGCGCCTGACCCAGCACCACCTGCAAGCTCGTGCGCCAGTCTTCCGGGAGGTGCACACGACTCTACTATGGGGACCGA